ATAATCAAAGAGAAGGCTAGCACCCTTAAAGGATATGGTAAACCCTTCTATCAGTTAGTAGATACTGACTATAGAGGTAGATATTATATCCGAGAGCAGTTCCTTAATTATCAAGGAGGTGATCTAGCTAGAGGTTTGCTACAATTCGGAGAAGGGAAGCCCCTCACCCCTACAGGTGTGACATGGTTGGCAATACACACGGCTAACAGCTTTAATGAATCGTATGCAGTAGAATCCATTCCTTCTTGGTGTGAGTATAACTACAAAGCACTATTAGAAAGAGAAGGTTTGGAATCTATTTCTGTAGATAAAATGAACTTAGATGATAGAGTCAGATGGTTAGAAAATAACTATGACATGGTGTTATCTACTGCTGTCAATGGTAAGTTTATTAAGTGTGAAAAGCCTATAGTATTCTTTGCATGTGCCTGTGAGTGGTTAGCATGGAACTCCTGTGAAGAAGGTGAAGAAGTTATATCCTATCTACCTATACCTATCGATGGTATGTGTAATGGTATACAACATAGTGCTGCCATGAGTAAAGACGCTATAACAGGTGCTATGGTAGGTCTAACTAAGACAGACGTTCCTTGTGATCTGTACATCAAGGTAGCTAAAGAATTAGTAGACAATATACCTGATTGGTTTACAACTCGTAATATACCTATGAAGCACATAAGAAAGGGTATCACTAAACGTGCTACTATGGTAAGACAGTATGCCGCAGGGACATCCCGCATAGCAGATAATATGTATGAAGATTGTTACACAGAAGGCTTCACTAGTCAATATAACATTGATATGTTTGATTGCACTCTGCTTAGTCGATCTGTTATACAGGCTATAAATACAGTGTGCCCTAGCGCTGATACAGTTAAAACCTTTCTACAACAACTATCTGCCTATGAGTTAGGTGAGACAGGTTATCTACACAAGTTAACTGGCGAAGCTGTTAGTAAACACGATAGAAGTAAGTTAATAGCTGCTAAGAAAGTTATTCAACGTAAGAAGTTAAAGTCTAACGAAGACATACTAGAACTAGACAGATTAAGTCAGAAGTTCAACATGATCTCTAGTTACATTGCCAAAGGTAATGGTGCTAAGGAGTTGAGTTGGATTTCTCCTTCTGGTTTTCCCGTGAAGTATAGAGCCTACCTTATGAAAGAGTGGAAGATAGATTCTGTATTAAAAGGAATTAGCTCTCGTAATAGACTCAAGCATGTATTAGCTGTGGAGACCACAATCCCCGATAAGCAAGGTTATGCGTCAGGTATAGCCCCTAACTATATTCATTCACAAGACGCATCTCATATGGCGTTAGTGATAGATAAGTTTAGCGGGCATATAGCCCCGGTACATGACTCATTTGCTACCCATGCTTGTGATGTTGAGGAACTATCAGGTATTATTAAACAAGTATTCGTAGATATGTATGGAACTAAAGGTCAGTTCGAACATATTAGAGACAACGTTCTATCTAAGTCAGATATGGGCAATATAAAATTACCAACAGAAGGTACGTTAGATGTGTCAGAGGTATTAAACTCTGATTACTTCTTCTGTTAAGAGAGGTGTTATGATTAAGCAGAATTATAATCATCTGTACCTTCGTGGTTTCACGAACATAGATGATGAATCCTATTGTGTAAAAGAAGGGTTGCCTTTTGAGTTAATGTACAATAGAGATATAAACGATGTGTATATTTCTACGCACGATAACCCTAATAAAGCCCTGAAGCATATCCAACTGTTGCTAGCAGACCAAGGTTTACTTAATAGTTGGCGAATGGAGATTTAATATGGTTGAACAAAAAAGTTATAACAAAGATGCCCTTCGTGGTTACGATATGGATGACAAAGAATGGCAAAAAGATTTAGCCGATATAGGTATAGACCTACCTAATAATTTGTTGTACACTAAAGCAGGGCCAGAATGGGTTATGTCTGAAATAAGAAAGACTAGTGAAGAAGAATACATGAAAAGAGGCTTAAGCCCCAAGCTCGCTAAAAAGAAGTCATCAGAAAATTATAATACTGCTAAAGAAAATTATAACAGTTTGTTAAAAATGTCATCCAAATAAAAATAGGCACCTATAGATTAATTCTATAGGTGCCTTTTTTTTACGCCTTATTTCTGCCAGCTTTCATAAAGCCAGCAGCTATTATATCATCGAGTTCCTCAATCATCCTTCTCTTTTCTTCATTTGTTTCTTCGGACCATTTAAATCTGGCCTCCTTAAATTTCTTATTTAAGACATAACCAGATATTAAACTAAGAAACTTATTTGAATCTACTGAACGGCTAACTTCGTCAACCCCTCTCTCAACAAATTCAAAACCATCACCTAAAGTTCTACCTGTGTAGGGAGGTGGTGACCATATACCATCTTTGTGGGCTTGCTTTAACTTATTCATGGTCTGAGTTTTACCATATTCGGCCCTATCTACTACTTTTCTATTTTTTAGATTAGTAGTGTCAATAGGTTCACTGAGCTTATTCCATTCTTCATCAAACTTTGCAGTGAAGCCTGGGTACTCCCCTTTCTCTCCTAAAGTTATAGTACCTTTATTCCTTATTTCTACACTCTTCTTTAATATCATGGCGTCAAATGCATCAGAATAAGCTTGTGCATCATTATGCTCTAAAACTTCCATTATAGCTTTTTTATGAATAGCCCTTTGGAAAACAGGAGCTTGTAAAAAGTCTAAGCTAACTGAATCGTATATCTGATCTACAAAAATACCTTTACCAAACTTATTGACTACTGCTTCTAAGCCTATAGCGTTTAAAGCTGTCTCTCTGTAGTGACCTTGCATTGCGCCAAAAGCGTTAACAACAGCAGAGGCTATACCGGGGGTTACCCATACCTGAGCTTCTGGTATCCATTTGGCTTCAGAGGGCTTAAGTAAATCATCTACTAACTCTCCTTTCATTGGAAAACTTTGAGAGATTTTAGACCCTTCAGCCCCCGACCAAGTCAAAAGCATTTCTGCACCGGGTATAATAGCCCTTGTCTTATGGCCTACACGTATGTCTGCTCCTCTAACACCTTCATAAGTAGGTAATTCTCCAAACAAGGCAAACAACTCTGTCATTGTTTTTTGTGCTCTTGAGTTATCAATATCTACTACTGATCTTGTAGCCTCATAACAGGCCTCTTCAAAGAACTTAGGTATTTGATCTGCTGTATAACCATTATTAATAAAGGCAGATTCTAAGGCTACATACACATCATTGTAATCCCTCTTAGTTTTTTTAATAAAATCTGCTACTTCTGCTGTGTTTTGGCTGGCTGGCTTACCATAATCTGTTATCATTAAGGTTTTCTTAGCCATCATGTCTGCAAATTTAGCACCTTTAGGGCCTCTGATTACGTCATTTAGAGTGTCTGATACTATAGAACTTAACTCTTGTGTAAAATCAACATCATCATAACCTTTAGGTGAAGTTTTTTGTTGAGCAGTTAAAGATATCATTGTTTCTGCAAAGTAATACCTAGGGTTTCCTATGGGAAATACTTCTGAATCTTCTGTTCTTCCATAACCTACTACACCACTTAACCCCAGCCCAACCCTAGATATTGTTTTCCTGTCACCTATGTCAGTAGCTATAAGCATACGGCCTGCACTAGCCATATCGGCAGGATTAGGTATAGATAACCTTATGCTGGTGTCTCCCCTTTTCATAGCCTCTACTATGTTATGTGCAGCTAGGTAGCCTTGAATTATGTTGCCGTGCTCTTTCTGGTCACCTGAACCATTCTTAGAGTCCATGCTGCTTAATATGTATATTACATTTTTAATATCTGTCTGAGATAATCCTTCAAAGTTGATGTCTTTTATTTCTTTACCATCTATGCCTTGGTAGTTAGCATCTATAATTTTTAATAGCGAAGCTCCCATGCCCGCTCTTTTATTTAACTCAGCACCTGTCATTCTTCTTAAAGCGTCTTTGTCACTAAAATTACGAGTATCTGTTAACACTAAATTAGATATAGCTAACATAGCTCCTGTAAACTTAATGCTATCACTAATTTTAGTTGGCTTGTCGCCTGATGCCCACTTATCAAAGTCATCATATCTTTTAGGGTTTATTACAGGTTCATTGCTATTTAAATCTACATCAATATTTAAATTAACATTAATAGGAACACCCATTATAGCCCCACGATGTACTCTTGACTCCTGTGGGTTAGCATTAAAAGTATAATTGTAAGCACGACGTGAAGTAGGGTCTACAAAAAAGGGTGTTTTAAATACAGGGGTAGAACCCATTAACTCTACTGCAGCTAATATCTCCCTTCTTACTTTATTAGCTTTAGCGCTTGTTCTCTCGTTTACTTTACTATCTATTTCCCTGCCATTTGCATCTACACGTTTTTTCTTTTTAGAAGGTTCTACATTAAGCATATCTTGAGATAGACTCTTAAGAACAGCCATAGGTCCAGTAGCATTTTCAGCAGTCGCAAATGTAAGTAATACGTTGTCAAATATTAAAACATCAGAATTAAACATTTTAGGGCTGTTGGCAAGGGTCATTGTGTAGTTATCAAAAAACTTAGAACCCTCTTCAGTTGCTTTACCAATCCTAATCTTATCTGATGATTCTAAATAGTTAGACGCAGTACCTACAGTACCGCCTGTAGTAGCTTGCGCACTTGTCCTATTCCTGTTACCTTGCCCTAATCTAGAAAAGTCAGAAGCCACTTGAGCACCTGATGCAGTTAATTGATAGGCTCTTACTTTAGGCCCTTTGGCTTTACCTGACTCCGAGTCTCTAGGTTGGAAGTCTACCTCAATTATATGTCCTTTGGCCTCAAGAGCTTTGGCTAATACTTTACCAGCCACTTTAGTACCTGTACCTGAAGGAGTACCTTCTGCCTCTCTCAGCTTTAAATCTACTTGGCTAGCTAGTAAACCCTCCATTGCATCTACTTCAATGCCTGTCATACCATCTGTTTTAAATGATTGATTTTTTACGCCCATCATTTCTAAGAATGTGTCATCGCTAGTATTTTCATCTATAGAAGGGTTAGACTGCCCAGGTTCAGCAGTAGTCATATTCTGTAATGCTAAAAATAGAAAAGCAGCCGTTTCTGCAGTAGCATTGACTATAGATAAAGGCTCTGCGTTAAGTTCCTTTGATAATATTTCAAATACAGTATCACCTTCTTTAACTCCTGTACCAGCAGTGTTAGTAAAAGACACACCCATATTTTCATTCATAGTTTTACCTAAACCATGAGTATAACTTAACAAGGCATCTAACTCTTTAGGGCCTGTACCTCTAGCTTTATAAGCCTCTTTAAACTCTTCTCTAGTTTCATTCTGAAACACACGATTGTTGCTTCTGTGGGCAACTTGCTGCTTTCTAATTGTTTCTGCGTGTAAGGCCCTTCTTTCATTTTCAGGTAATTGGTTACCAAGACCATCATCCATAAACTCATTTACATTAAATTCAGTAGGAGTTATTTCTGAAGGCTTAATGCCAAAGACAGGTAACTTTGTTTCTTGAACAACTCCCTCGCCCTCAACCTTAACAGGATTGTTATTGTTATCCGCAGCAGCAGATAGATCAAAATCATCCATACTAAAATCTAATGCGTTTGGTGTTGCCTCAGACTGATTAGTATCGCCTTGACCTGTTTGAGTAAGAGCAAAATTTTCACTAGCAGCATTAGTTGGAGTTTCTGGATCAAAATACTCATTATCAGTCTGACTATTTAATATTTGTTCTTCAGTGCTAGTTCCAAACATATCCATATTAGGGTTTTCAGCTTTAGCCGCTTCATCTTTTTTACTGACAGGATTCAACCCACCCCTGCCTATGACAGTCTCTGTCCCATACTTTAAACGATCTAATATTTCTTGAGCCTGCCCTTCATCTTTAGGAATATTTGGAATTCCCCTTTCTCTCAGTTCCTCTGAGGGTAATTTACCTTTTATACGAGTACTTTGATTATAAATTCCTGCCATGCTAACTACTCCTCAATATATGGTGCAAACCAATCTTTAAATGGTGCTACGTAAGGGGTTACTTTTAATATGTTACGGGCTGCATTAGAGCTTCCTGTCATAGTGCTCTCCCCAGCCTTAAATACAGAGTCAACATAGGATAATCCCGGAGCCTCTGATATTATTGTATCTACAGGTGTTCTTACTACTTGGCCAAACACCTTTGAAAGTTTATTACCTGTAAAAGTACCTCTTTCACCATACAATGGGACAATAGCGTCTATTGGTCTCTCTAATACACCAATTACGCCACTACCATATACTGCCCTTATAAACTTCTGCCATTCAGTTAAATAATCTTCTTTACGCTCTTTAGCTTCATCATCTGCAAATGCCATTTTGGCACCATCTTTCATAGATTGTGCTAAGAAAGATAAAGCTAAAAGAGATGCTATGGTCTGTAATGATTGTAGCCTAGCCTTAGGTAGTTTATCTTTACCACCGAGGTTATTATACATAACAGGTAACAGTACAGCGGTTGCAGTAGATATATAACCTTGAAATTGAGTAAACAATTTATACCTAGAATCATTATAAAACTTAGGGCGATTGCCTACGTCTGGCATAGCAATAGCAGAATCTACAAACCTTAACTTAGCGTTTTCTAACTGATTAATATAATCAGGGTCTTCAAAGATTTCTCTAGTCTTTACAGGGTCCATATTTTGTTCTAACATTGCTTTATGTAGCATTCTTCTTTCTAGGAAATACTCTGGGTCAACCCCTAAATTAGTTAATTGATCTCTAGCTTCTGCCTCAAATTTGTTACCAGCACCTTTGTGAGTAGCTAGTTGATCAACCCAATGGTTTACTGCATCATCAGCCATAGCGGCTCTAGTGGCACGTTGAAGGTTAGTTAGACCTGTTAGTCCTGACATTTTAAAGAAAGTAGCACCAAACATAGCTTGCATGGGGCTTAACTCAGCACCTTGTCTAGCAGCAGGAGCTTGTGCATCTAACATAAATCCTAAACTTCTGATCTGTGCTCTATGCGTGTACTCCTTCATAGGTATTCTGCCATTAGAAAGTTGTGTAAGGCCCTCATTCATGGTAGCTTGCATTTCTTTCACAGACAATTGTGCCATTTTAAGAGCGGTTGCCATAGGCTTAGGGTTATTTTGAAATAATACATAACCAATTTCTACAATAGAAGATATTGCTGCCAATGGTAAAGCTGTTAACATAGTCATAAAACTTATATTGTTAACAAAAGACTGGTAGGCCTTATTATCTATTCGCTTATAGTTGCCTTTTAATTGATCGTAATAATCTTTAAGACCCCTTGCTATTTCTGCTTTTTCATCGGCTGTTATTTCACCATTATCAAATGCTAAGTCTAACAATCTAGCCAGTTTAGAGCCACCATCACCTAAATACTTATTTTCTATTTCTTGAGCAGCAAATTTATTAGCATTGTTAACAACATTGTTAAATATATTATCGTCAAGGAACTTTTCAGCACCCGGCATGTTCTCTAAGGTTGCTTGAGTTTTAGCCTGTACACTAGGGTTTAAGAATCCTAGATCACTACTAGAATTATTTATTACGTCTAAAGGTGATGAGTAATCTGTGTTTTTCACAAATGTAGATACAGCTATTGCTGCCTCTGCTGGTGTAAGATTTGTGTTATCAACAAGAATCTTTTCAAACTCTGATTGGTTTTTATATACAGCATTACGTGATACAACCTTGTTCATTAGGTTGACGTTAGGCCCTGCCCTACTTCCCTTATCATAAACCTGTTGCAGAAACCTAAGTTCTGCGGTGCTAAAGCCTAAGTTGCCGCTACTATTTATTTCAGATAAGGATATAGGTGATTTTTTCCTAGACTCTATTTTAATCTTTCTATTGGCCCTGTTAGTCTTTTTATTAACATTAGTGGCTCTATCAAACATTTCTTGAATAGTAGCTTGCTTACCATATAATGCTTTAGAAAAATCAATAATATTATTATACTCAGAGTTAGAGGACATCATTAAGCCTTCAAACTCTGCTACACCTAAGTACTCTGCTGAACGCTTACGTTTGGCTTCTTCAAAACTCAAATTACCACGGGCCATATTAGCTCCTAATAAGGAACCAATTATACTCATAAACCTTCCATCTTGGTGTTTATCAAGTAAATGCTTTATTTGCCCACGAACTAATCCTGGTACTGCATTTATAGTCCTATCTACTTTACCCTTAGTAGGACCTGTGGCCTCTGCAGCGCCTTGATCACCTAGACTTTGATTAGCGGTTTCATCCTTGCCGCCTTTGTTTGTCCTTACAGCTAAATTAGCTACATCAGTAAGTTGATCTTCTGTGAGCAAACTACCTGTGCCCTCACTAATATCTTGGTCTAAAGCATTTTGAGTAGCCGTTGCAGTAGTAGTCTCTTGTAATCCAACCACTCCCTGCCTAGTGTTAAGTGCTTCTGCGCCTTTACCTACCATACTAAAGCTGCCACCGAGCATACCGCCAGCAAAACCAGCATTCATTAATCGGTTTAACATTTCTTCAGGTGATATATTATTGGCTTCTGCCCTTATAGCTAAATACTCCTGCATGGTTTCTGTTAATCCCTCAGAAGTCATACCTTTAAGACCTGCTGCGGATACTCTGCCTGTTGCAGATGCCCATCCACCCATTTCTTCAAGAAGTTTTTTAGAGTTAGATATGGCAGTAATGCCTGCTTCTTTAACACTATCTCTTAAAATAGCTTCTGCCTCTTTTTTAGATATATTTGCAGAGTTAGCTATAAACTCTGAAACTTTATCCCGCCCTGACTTAGTGGCCATTTGTGAGGCTAATGCTGGCTTTGCTTTAAACTTAGACAGTAATAAACCTCCAAACTTAGCACCTACAAGGTCCAAAGCTGACATACCTAAAGCATAACTTAATGCCGTACCCTTGTTCTTAGTATCTTGAGCGTCATAGTTCTGTCCTGTGTAAATAGATACAGGTATAGCTAATGATGTTCCGTAAGTAACAGGTGCTGCCATAGCTGCTAATAGTGTGACACCCATTACAGGGGTTGAAGTAGCTAAGTTAGAAAATAGGTAATTAGTTACTTCAGATATACCATCTAAAGTAAAGTCACCATTCTCATCAAAAGCTGCCATGTCCCTTAGATAAGGTGCATCCTCCATTTCTCTTTTAATAGCCCTTGCATTACTATACCCAAAATGAGATAAAGAGTCTATATCTAAAGCCTCACCTACCATACCTGCAGCTGTGGAAACACCTAGCCATCCACTGTTCACGCCTACTGATAAAGCCTCTCCTAGCTGCCAGCTTTTAGTCATGTTAGTTTCAGTTCTATCATAACGTCTATTCATTACGCCTGAATAAAACTCAGGTGCCTGTGCAAAAGTAGCTTCATCTACTGCTAATGGTTTTACACTAATGCCCCCGTTAAGCATATGTTTTTGATGATTGGCAACTTGTCTGTCCCAGTCAGTTAGGCCCCCGGTAGCTGCCCTTTGCCTTCTTTCTAAACCGCCTACTGCTACAGTGTTTACATCATCAGAGTTAGCATATTTAGAAAGATCACTAGCACCTGTAGCAAGTAAATACTTACTATATGCTTCGCCTTCCTTATTTACATAGTCTCCCATGTCACGGCCAAAGAAGCCTTTTTTACCTGTATAAACAGGTGTATCAAATTCCTCATTCTCTATAGCTCTGGCACCTAACAAGGTTGCAGTCTCACCACCTACATCAAAAGAAGACATTTTAAGAGTATAAGGATCAAGATGAGCAGTTTCAGGTGCATCTATCCCTGAAACCCTCATTGTTTTACCATCACTGTTTACCCCAGTATCTTGGTCAATAAGACGTAAGTCTTCATTAACAGTAATACCTTCGCTTACAGGGGCAATACCTTGCTTCTTCATTCTTTTTTCTAACAATGTTAGCTCTGCCATAACTTAACCCTTATAATTCTATTCTGCTAATTTTTTTCTTAAATACACAGAGAATTGGTTTTCACCATCTAATAATTTTTCGTCCTTTAAGGTTCCGGCCTTCCTTGCGGCTTTGAAGTCTGAATAATATCCCTTAAAGGCCTCTTTAACCTGCATGTAATTATTCCCTGAATCTTTCATCATTTGATCAGTGAATTTTTCTATTATATTAGGGTCTACTGATTTATTATCACTACCAGATATATGCCAAGCACCTTGATTTGGAGCATTAATAGCAGTAGATATAAGCATTTTATTTACATATGGGCCTATATTATCTACAGGTTTATTATTATACGCTACATCTTTAGCTGCATCATCAACTGCTAAAGTAATGACATTAAGAAGATCCATTTGAAGATTGGCATCATATATTTTATATCCCTTATCTTTCATATAAGGTAGGATAGAGGAATGTAATTTAACAGATTTATCAGGGTCTAGCCCGTGAGACTTCCATGTGGCCCTTATATTGTCTTTTACACCTCCATTTATATATGCATTCATGGAATCTGCTCTCCCCTTACGTGTATCTGAGGCATTATACTTATGAACACTTCCATAATAAGGGCTATTTTCATCAGCTATTGCAGATTCAAATTCAGAAAGAGGTATAAGGCCGTTAGGTGTTTCTGCAAACCATTTATTGCCACCTTCCATTTTGTATTCAACTATAGGTATATTTTTACCATCTAACTCACCTCCAGTTACAACATACCTATAACGTTCACCTGTTGATTTATTAAATTTATTTTGATCTTTTACTAAATCATGAAAGGCTTTTATGTTAGCATTAGTTCGAGTGTTTTCTGCTAATACATATGCTGCCTCTATTTTAGCATTTATATCACCTTCTCTGTATAACCTAGTAGCCTCTGCTAATACTTCAGCTTTATTACGATTAGTAACAACTAGTTCTTTTGCGGCATCCTTTGCTACCTGAGTTACTGTTGCAGCTTTAGCTACATCTCTCTTAAAGTCTAGAGTCTTAGCATCTGCTGCTACTTTGTTAGCCTGCTTAATACCCTGTTCTTGCATTACTTTCATACCCGCCCACTTAAAGGAGCCTTGCAAAGACCCTCCGGATAATAGACCGCCAATAGTGTATAAGGTCATTCTTTTTAAATCGGGGCCACTAAATATATCGCCAAAACCAGAAGCAGCTTTTCCAAATATATCTTTAACCTGATCTTCTTTGATAGGTAATGGCTCTCCATTGTTATCAGTGGCAGTACCTTTAGATGGATTTACACTAGTGCCTCCGGGTAATCCGTCATCACTAGGGGTTACACTTGCCTCTGTTACAATTTCATCTACAGTTTTTTCTGTAATCTCTGGTACTTTAGTAGGCTTGTCTAGAGTAAATTTACTTTGTTTTACAATCTCTGGGGCAATAGGAGTTTTATCAGTCTTTTTAGCAGGATTAAATACAATAGAAGCGCGTTCTGTTACAATTTTGTCTTGCCTATCCTGTTCAGCAGCTTCTTCTGGTGATATTACAGGCGCTGGTACATACTTGTTACCACTAAGCAAAGCTTGTTGCTGGTTAGTGAGGGCTGGTTTCTGCTGTATAGGTGCTACAGGTACAGGGACTGGTACATTAGACCCCATAAAGCTATCGATAACATCTTTACCGACCTGTATATCGCTATCAAGTGCATCCCCCATATCTTGTGGTAAATGTAATAATTTAACGGCTTGTCTATTAGCACCTAATAATGTGTCTTTGACAGTATCATAAGTTTGCCCTAATCCACGCCCAATACCTTGAGCCACATTCAAACCTTCATAATCATCAAATATGCTAGTTTTATTATTATTATAAGTATTGTACTGAGTTGGACTGACAGCATCTGGGTCAGTAAATTGTGAAAGGCTAGGTATAGAATTTGTAACAGGAATTGCTGCTGGTGGTACGGGTTGGCCTGCACGTATTTTTTGTAATACTTTTGAAAACATTGGTTGAGGAGCAGCAGGTACTCTAGGGTCTACTTGACCTCCATTCATGTCAATAACAGCAGGCGTTGACATTGGTGCTACGGCTGTGTTGTTATTAAATAAATTACTAAATAAACTAGAAACTGCGTTACCACCTGCGGCCGTATTATCAGCACGTACTTGCTTTCTTACTTGTCTATCTGTGGGGTATTGCCCATATTGGCCTTGTTTTTTGTACTCTTCTTCTAACATTTGTTGACGATTCATTTTGGGTACCACCTGTTTGGGCTTTTGATTGCCATATTCTCGGAATGCATCTGCTGTTCTTTCCATTCGTGCAGCTACACCACTTCCAGACATAACAGCATCACGATATTCTTGATTATTTAAGAATTCATCTGCTGCATCACCATATTGTCCTGCATTCATCAGGTTTACTGTCATGGGGCTTTGACCTAAAGTACCCCTATAAGCGGCATCGAAGGCCCTATTCTTAACAAAGTCAGGTAATGTATTATAATTAGGTATTAATTTCTGGGTTCTTTTTGCATACTTAAGGGCCACCTCGTCAAGGGGTAATCCCATATTATCGCCTGTTTGACCCCAGCCACTAGTTAAAACATTATTAGTATCTCTATAAGTATCTTTACTATAGCCTTCTTCCATTGCTATTTGAGTTTCAATATCAGTTGGATCACGACCTAATTGCTTTCTTAACTCATTAACTGCAGCTTGCCCATGCAATATACCTGCCATGATTAACCTCCGCTCATACTACGCATATGCGATTCATTCTTACGTTGTTGATCAGATTGGAATGCAGCATCTTTACGATATTCATCAGAGTCAAACTTCTGTTGCTCACGTTGCTTCTTGCCTGATAAGGGTGCTTGTACATGAGAAGTGCCGCCATACATACCCTGTGGCATTGGCATACCCTGTTCCATAGACTGCATACCAGCTTCTGGTGCTCCCATAGGTGCTCCCATAGGTGCTCCCATAGGTGCTTCTTGTGGCATTTCTGAGGGCATTTCCTGCCCACCTTGTGCTTGCCCCATACGCTCTTGCAATTGTTGAACAATTTGTTCAGGGGAAATGCCTTGTGATAGCATATCCTCGACTATAGCAATTAACTGAGGGTCTGCAGGAAGACCTAAAGACTGTAGTATCTGTCCAGCCATACCTTGATCTGCCCTACCTTCTTCTACCATACCTTCAATAGCACCTTGGTTAGCAGGGTCTTGTGCAGCTGATGCAGGGATAACTGCTTCTCCTGGGGATAGCATTGCAGGGACTGTGTCTTCCCCTGTGCGCTGCCCGGGGACTCCTTCTGTGCCATTCATATAATTATGAGGTACACCTGTAGTGCCGCTCATGTAACCCATAGGCTCGGGGACTTTGGTAGTGCCACTGTACATCATTACTTTACCCATTGCTAATTTCATAGCCTCATCCATCATTGGATCTCTGTTATTAAAAGTACCACCACCGCCACCCTGAAGAGCCATAGGCCTTAATTGTAAAGCAGCTAATGGGTCTATACTTAAAAATTCACTAGCTTCATTAGGTTGTTGTTGCATTATGACTCTCCTGTTGTTGCGGCTGCTCGAGCTGCTTGTGTGGCATTACCGCCAGCTGTCCATTGATCAGCTGCATTGTAACTGTTTCCATAACTAGTTTGTATACCCATTAATCTTGGGCTACCACCTGAGTTAAATACTCCATCAGGTATAGCTGAGAAGTAATTACCGGGGGTACCTCCGCCAATACGTGTAAAGCCACCGCTTCCTGCAAACCCATTAAAGCCATTACCATAAGTGCTTCCACTTAATGGTGCAGATACGCCATTACCACTAGCTCTCTGTTCGCTATTAGTTGCATTAACTGTAGCAGCTATGTTGGGGCTACCATCTGAGTTGTATATTGTATAGCTAGGTGCTCTACCATTAGTCTGAGCTGCAATATCTTTTTGTATTTGTGTAGTTGGGTTACCATCAATAAATGCATGAGGTAATTGTTTATTTTTTTCTTCAGGTGTCATTGCATAGGTAAATTGATCCCATGCTGGTGCTCCTGCCATGTATTTTGCATGATCAGGGTCATTTTTTCTCATACCTATAGGTGCCTGAGACCCGTAATATGTGGTACCTATATTACCCATTACATCACCTACAGCATTGGTTATTGCACCTATAGGCCCACTCATTATATAGTCACGTACACCATCACCTACAGCATTTAAGGCCCCAGTGAAAGCATTAACTGGTTTAGCTGCTTCTGCTGCTTCTGCTTCTTTAATTTGTGTGTAATAAGGGGTTTTACCAGCTGCTTGAGTTACAAAATTTGTATCTGTAGCTGCTTTTTGACTGTAATCTCGTGCTGCTTGGATAGAGGCTAGTTGTGCTGCTTGTTGTGATGCTTCGTAACGAGCACTTGCTTCATCCATTTGACTACGTGCTTCAGCTGCTTTTATTTGAGCTTGCATATCCGCATTTCTTCTTTGAGTCTCTTTAGCTGCTGCGACTGCTGCCCTATCTGCTGCTGGATTGTTACTGGTGTTATTTTGATTTGGGGCTTTACCACCGCTAGGGTTATTGTAGCCGCCAGCACCTGTACTCTTATTTGCGTAGCCACCATACGGATTATTTTCACCTCTTGGATCTGCCATAGCTATTTACCCCCTGCGCCAGTTGCATTAGGTGAAGAAGGTACGCCTTGTAATGCGCCCAACCATCGTTGATAACCTTGATAAGCACCATCAGCTTGACGTTGATTCTGCTCTTGCAAACCTTTACCAACATTTGTAAGGTTAGTACCAGGTGCCATAGCCTGTTGTTGTACGCCTGTACCAGCTTGAATAGCTCCACTAGCAGAAGATAATGCTTGACTACGCCTATTGTTATAGTCATTATAATCAATATCAGCTAAGCCAGAGGCTAATTCAGCATCACGTTGTGCTTTAACTAACTCAGCACGACGTCCACCTACAAGACCATTGGATGCCATACTACCAGCGGTGTCTCCAAAAGCTTGTTGACTCTTGCGGACTGCTGCATCTTTAATAGCTTGAGTATTGACATTATCATAGCCAACAATTTCTTTACCTTGAGCAGAATTAAGTAATACGTCACGGGCTTGTGCTGATTTATTAGCAGTGTCCATTTGGCCTGCTACAGCACCCTTAAGTAACCCCATGCCTTCTTGCTGTTCACCAGTAAGACCTTCTACATAGCTCATTGCACCAGCACCATATAGGTCCTGCCCTTCCTGCATTGCGTTAGTTAAGTATGGTTTCATCCATTCTGGTATTGTTTCTACTGATGTTGGTGAGCTGCTTCCACCCATTTTAAATCTCCTGATCTGTCATTAAGTCCATAGCCATTACAGTATGGATAACTTTATATTTTTCACCATGCTGACCTTCAAAAGATTGTAGCTGTTTAGCCCATCCTTTACGGCCCCATTGAGTGATTCTTTTACAGTTATTAAATTTGGCGAAGCTCTCTAACTCAGAGTGAAAATGTTGCCATGTATGCCAATCATTTCCTGCAACACCAATGATGTGTAGTGATTTGAAATTAGTATGTTCATCTATCTTAGTTATACATACACAAACTACTCCATTATCATCTATCACTATCCAGCATTGATATTCCATACCAATACATCTACGTGCTATGTCAAACACTGTTGACTCACCTTCACCTCTGTCTAAAAAAGACTCTACGAAGGGTGCTATCTCAGGCCACAATGCCAGCACTTCTTCAGGTATTAATAATTTCACATTCATTATGAAAATGCTCCTTTAAACAGGGTGTGCAGGCCATATAGGTTGTTCTACAGGTGTATATGTTGCAGGATAATCTCTAAGTAATTGGCGATAGGCTATCCATTCATCTTTATCTGAATTAGGGTAATCTGAAACAGCTACAACCCAATCAGATTCAAGTAACATCCTGGTTCTAATTGCCCTTACTTCTTCTATTGTAACTAATACAGCCGATGGTGAACTCCATGTTTCACTATCTTCATTCCATATCCATCCTATAGTTGCATCACCTAGAACAGGCCTATAATTAATATAATCATTAGGGTTCGTATTAGGGTGTTTTTGTGCAAATCCATTAACAGCCACCATGCTTACGGGGTCAATTATTAAATAATTCATATTAAGATCCAAAATCAATTATTACAAGTCCATCACCACCTGCATCTTCTTCACCATGGTTTGTTTTACTTATCCATGCGTTGCCACCGCATCCATGACCTTTCCCTCTAAACTGATGGGCTGGATTACCAATACCATTATTACTACTAATTGCTAGCGTAATGGTCACGGGGTTGCCTAGGTTACCTGTCTGACCGCCTGCTAAGCCAAAGGGCCATATAGTTCCCAGCCTAGAGAAGGTGCTAATAAAAGCGTTACCGCCATTACTGTTGTGCTCTAAATTACTGTTAAATACCCTGCACATTTGTCCATTTTCACCAGCACTTGAAAACCCAATTAAATTAGGAGATGCACCACCTCCTGATCCTGAACTTGTCAGACTAAAATTAGGTTC